GGTTCCTGTCCAGAAGGCAGTGCCCAATGCCCAGCCGGTCGGTGTTGCCCCGGCCGCTTGATCGGTGAATGTAGTCTGAATCGTGCTCGGAATAGTCTGTACTGGAGTTTGATTAATGTGATCCAGTTGCGTCATCACTTCCTTTGTCCGATCCACTGTGGACGAAACGCGGTAGCCGAGCGCCCGCTTGCTGTCGGGAATCATTCGCTTACTCAAACGATTCCACATGGTCTCGGTCGCTACAATCGCAAGCGTGGCTGTTTGTCCTTGACTGGTAATCTCCGCCGACACGATCTCACAGACCATCATCAGCGTAGTGTCACGGTACAACTTAATTATCGGAATAGACAAAGCATCATTAGTCAGGCTCACGATGTCATCGGCCAAGCCGTCGGTCAGCGGAAGATTGAAACTAATCGTCTGCGGTTGATTCAACTTGAACGAAAATCGTCGGTCGGTCGCGGCGGCGAGTTCCCCGATGTTTTCGGCTACCCACGGATTTGCGACTGTGTACAACGATGAAGTCGTAGTGCCCGTCTCTTTGGCGAGCACCATGCGCCATGTCTGAGGTCCGCTAGTCATGGACTACATCCAAACGTCGCGCCAAGACACGTCAAACGTAAGGTTAGGCGTTCCTGTCGGGCTTAGTCTCTCAAGATAGATATTTTGCGTGCCCGGCGAAAGTTCGGTCCAAGTAGAGGAAGTGAAATTGACCAAGTTGTAGCGATTCGTCGCGGTCGAGCCGACGTAACTCTGCACTGAGCGCGTTCGGGTGTTGATCAAATAGTAGTCAGGCGAAGCAGTTGCCGGGCTTGGACCCCAAGTAAAACCCAGATTCATTTCTACACTAATAGCACCAGTCGAGCCGCCGACGCGCAAACGAAAGCCCGTCACCGAACTTGAAGCAGTCGTTGGACGAATTACTTTGATGCTTTCAAATGGAGCGTCATACGAGCCTTTGTTCTCCACAGACACGTTTGCGTTGCTGGCTTGACCAGTAAGGCTGTTTAGCGTGGTCGAGTAGATGCGAGGATCGGCTGCGACAAGTGCGACGAAGAAAGACTTAAGCGTTCCGGCTCCGGCGATCCGCGTCGGCTGCTGCTTGCGAACGTAACAGAACTGCTCGATGCTGCCGGAAGGTGTCCACGTCAGCGTGCCATCGCCCTGCAATGAGTTGGTAGCGCGCTGCAACTTGGTCAGACGGCCGTTGCGCTCCGTGTTCGTGCTGCCGAGAATCTGGCCGGACAGCGTGATTGGACGCCGCCCGTGATAGAAGTTGCCGTGAATTGCGCCGTCGGCCTCTGCCAGATCGGAGAAGGCTTCGCGCACTTCGGGGCTGTCAAGGCCGGTGATTGCGTCGTCTCCGGCCAAGCCGCCGACGTAATCGGCACTGGTCGTGTCGTTAAACACAGCCGAGTAGCCGCTGTTGTTGGTCAGCGTGTACTTGACTCCTGTTTCCGGGCCTGTGTTTTGACTTGCCATTAGGCTACGCCCACCTCCCATTCAAGTTGCTTAGACCACGTGTGCGGGTCTGCTGGCGGCTCTTGGTAGTTGTTTGTGACGTTAACAACCTTACCACGCGAGGCCGCTCCGGCGCTGCGTTGCTCGATGCCGCCGGGGGCGATTACGCCGGTTGTCGAGCCGATGCCCGCTGATGCTCTAAACATGTTGCTGCCAAACTGCATACCGAGTCCGTAGTGGCCGCTCAACAGGTTGAGGGCTTCGGTTACGGCCGGTGAAGCGCCAAGTCCCGTGCCGCCAGTCTGCACTTCGTTTAGAAATTCGTCAAGATCAACTTGTGCGTTTCGAATGGCGATGTCCATGTTTTTATGCTCGGCCACGTACTGTCCGCGCTTCTGACGCAACTCCTTCAGTTTTTGCTTCTTCTTTTCTTTGCTGAGATCGCTCTTTCCGACAGCCTTAATAGAATCCGCATACTCTGATTTAAGGTGGCCCAGCAACTTCTTCAAATACACCTGCGCATTAACCACTCTTTCGAGCGGACGCTTTACGTTGGCTTCTCTAAAGGTCAAACCCTTGCCAAGTCGCAAGTCTTCTTCGCGCCGGGCGACAGCAGCAAGATCAGTCTGACGCTGAATCTTAAATTGAGTCTGCCGGTACAGTTTCTCCAGAGCGGGTATATTCTTCTTGCCAAGCGGAACCGGCCGGTTAGGTTTGCCGGACGCGCCAGCCGTCATCCCGCCATTAGCAAAGCCCGGAATCCCCAATGCGGCGCCTGCCTGCATCCAGTACTTAACGTTGTTTTTACGGTAAGCCGGATTGGTTGCGATCACGTACTCCGGGCGATTCTCTTCACCCACAAGAAAGGTCGGACCCGTGAAGCGACCGCCGGAGGTGCGGCTGCCTTCCTGCTTTGCCGTGCCGATGTAGCCGCCTTCGGCGTTCATTGGAATTTTCTTTACATTTACTGTGACCGTGCTAGTAGTCAGTTCCGGCGTGATTCGAATAGTCTTTGTTGGAGCGTCGTCAACCCAGTCTTCGAGTCTGCCCTTGATTTGCTCAAGGTTCGAGATACCCAACTTCACGTCCTTCTTACCGGGTCGGCCGGTCACGTCCTTAAGGGTCTTGTTAAAGTCTCCCGGCAGTGCTTCGAGTTTGACCTTCTTCGGGCTGATGTTCAACTGCTTGGCCTTACGGCGAATGGCCTGCAAGTCGCTGTCAATAGTCTTAGCGTCAACACGAGCCGCCAGTTTGATTGCCTGCTTAGTCTTGCCGCTGCTTGCCATTGCTTGCAGGAGCCTTGTAGTCTGACGCACAGCCTCCGGCTCCATCTTCGAGAACGCGGCGGTCAGATTGGCGCGGGCCTGCTTCGGAAGTTCCGCAAACAATTGACCAACTTGCTGAGTAAGTCTCGGCGGCAGCGCCACTTTGCCGAGGTCTTGGCGAACGACATTGACCTTCGCGCCGAGGCGTTCGAAGCCGGTCACTAGCCAAGTGTCGATTGCGTTTCTCAGTTCGGCCGGAACCTTCAAGCCGCTGAGTGCCTTGTTCATCTTACGAACGCTTGGAACCGCTCCTGAGTTGAGTAGGTTAGTCAGTTCTTGCACCTGCGCAGCCGAGCCGCCGAACCCGGCAGCGCCGCCGCCCTTGCCAAACCCTTGAACCTGACGCAGCCCGGACAGGCTTTGAATTGCTAGATTGCGCGCTTCGCCGCGAGCGCTCTGCAAGTTCGAGATGTAATCAATGAGCGACTGCGCAGCGTCCTTCTGATTGGTCGCTACCTGTCGGCTCTGGCGAGAAATCTCTCCGAGGCTCTGCTCAGGGCGCCTGCCGCCTTCGACAGCAGCGTTGTACGCCTTGACGCTATCTTTGAGTTCTTTGTACGAGGTGCGAGCCTTGTCGATGGCCGGACCGGCGTTTCGTATAGCGCTGTTGGCGGCGATCTGGCGCTGCCTAATGCTTCGGGCCTGCTCTGCGTAAGTTCGTGTGTTTGAAATCAGCCCCAGCAGTTTGTCGCCGTAGAGCACCAGCCCGGTGACAGCGGCCGTGATCGCAAAGCCCCACGGGCCGCCTAGAAACCCTACAAGCCGCGAGCCTGCTCCAAGAAAGCCTGCCGTCGCTCCTCTGGCTGCCACGGTTGCTGCGCCAAAGCGAGTAGTTGAGGCCGCAGCGACAGTTTGCGCAGCGGCGGAGGCCGTCGTGGCTCTGGTCGCGGCTGCTGCTGTCGCGGCTTGTGCGGTCTGAGCGACAGTTACTCCTGTAATCGCAGTGCGCAATGCTCGGTATGCCGTAACCAGTCCGGCGACTCCGGCCACGACTCTCTTTGCAAACAATCCAAGAGTTGCGGCCACTGCCGCGTCCACAACAATGCCAAGTCGAGTAATGACCTCGATTGCGCTCGCTACTCCTGCTACTAGCCGCAGCACGGCCTGCGAGATCGGACGAGTCGCCTCGGTCCATCGAGCAAAGATTTTAATTATAGGCGAGATCGCGTTGTAGAGCAGTTTGAGTTCTGTGATGCTGTCTTTAAAGAACTCCGACAACTCTTGCTGACCTGCGGTGCTCTTCATCCAAGCGTTCCAGCGGTTGATCGTCGCGGCCAACTGAGTTGTGAACTGCTGCCCGGCGGATGCGCCAGCGCTAAAGAACGTGACCAGCAGACGGCCTGTGGCTGTGAGTACACGACCGACGCCCGTAAGTTGCTCCATCATTCCATTGACTTGATTCTGGAAGTTGGTTCGCCCGGTAGCGCCAGCCAGCGTTGCTGACCACTGCCTAAAGTTTTCGGAGATGCGCGGAAGGTGGGAGGACGAGGCAACTGCAAGACGAGCAATCGCGGTAGTTATGCTGCCCATTCCTTGAATGAAGCCGGGCAGAGCGCGAGTGTTGTTGCGCATCAAAGTCTCAATAGTCTGTTGCCCTTCAAGACTGCCAAGCCCTCGAAGCAGTCCTTGAATCTCGTCTGCGACAACTGTGAACGCAGACTGAGTTTCGTTCTTGAACGTCGGCATCAAACGAGTTAGCGTCTGTATCCCGACTCCAGCCGTTTCGAAGAATGGACGCCGCAGCAGATCAGTCAACTGCGCCCACTCGTTGTACAACTTGCCCGACTCGGCAATCAAGTCTTGTGTGTCTTTCGGCAGATTCTTTACAGTGGTGCGGTACTCTTCAAGTTTGTCGCGGGCCTCTTCTGAGTTCTTGCCCGTCTCCAGCACTTGTTCTTGATAGTCGGTCGCAGCCTTTGTAGCCGTGGACAACTCATTGAACAGCGGCTTGACGGCCGCTCCTATGCCAATAAGACTTAATAGGAACCCGCTTCCGGCGGCGGCTGCGAGGCCGAACGCTCCTACTGCCGCCGTGCCAACGGCTCCGACAAGCGCCGAGACGCCGCCAACGACGCCGCTCAAAACTGGCCCAAACACTGCCAGCGCTCCGAGCAACTGACGAACGCTTAGAGAGAAGAATCCCAAGTGCAGCCGGACGTTAGTGAGTCCTTTAATCATGTTGGCAAGCCTCTCGTCGTGCTCGTTGTAGCGCTTGTTAACTCCTTCTACATCTCCGTTCAGTTCGGCAAGCCGGTCGCTCAGAGCGATCACTTCGACACGCATCCGGGCCAACTCACGGCGCTCCTGTTCGGTGTTCTGTGCCAGCAGAGACTTTTCGCGCTTTCCGATCTCAGCGTTTAGTTTTACGATGCGCTCTTCAAGTTTCGCAGTTTCAATCGCTTCTTTGCGCGTCGTTCTAATCTGATTCTCTTGCGCCTTGACCTGATCGTTTGTGGCACGCCGCGCTCGATCCGCTGCATCGCTTGCAGTTCGTTGCAGATACGTCCACTCGCTCATGTACGCGGCGTTGCGGTCAAGAGCCACGCTGAACTTCTCCATCGCCTCTTCGGCACCGCCCGCGCCTTCAACAAACACCTTTAAGTCTTCTGGCAGGCGTCGATACTCTTTAAGCGTTTTGTTAAGTTTTCCGCCCCCGGCCGTCATAGCCGACTTTAGAAGTTTCTGGTACTTGACCAGTTCAGACCGGGCCTTGCGGAGACTTTCTACATTTGTGTCAATCTGGAGATTGACAGTTTCATCGGGGATGCCTTCAAGAACAGCCTTAACCTCAGCCGCGCCAGCATAGACGCCGCTAGTGTCGATGTCAACCAGATATTCAAGAGTTCCGAGGTTTCTAGCCATTGAGCGTCATCCCCTGCTGCCACGCAGCCGTGCCAGAGCCTCGCATATCCTTGTGCGATTGACGGAACTCTTTGCGTTCCTGTTCTTTTTCTTGCTTACGACGTTCTTTGGCCACCTTAGCAACGATAGCCTCTCGCACGACGTAATCTACGACATCATCATCTGAAAACGGCGGCATCGTTCCCCCTGATTGCTCATAGGTTGAGTAAATCCGAAGTGGTAAGGTCGAGGCCACGAACGTTGCGAAAGGAGTCTTGTGTTTCCAGACCTCCCAACTGGTGTCCGATAGCGTCGAGATCGGTTACGCGGCTTGCAAATCCAATCAGCAATTCCAGATCGAGGGCAGGCAGGTCTTCTACGTCGTCCTCAGTAATCTCTGGATTGACGAGCATCTGCGGGATGATGAACTTTGTGAACTCCCAAGTCTGCTCCAGAACTTCTTTGTCAATTTTCTCGGCCGATCCCTGCTCTACGGCAATGTCGATAAGGTGATTCGGAACTTGACCAGACTTGATAAGGCGCGGCAGCGACGGGATCGTGATGTCAACAATAGTGCCGGACGGCAGTGTGACTCCTGTGTGGACGTTCGCCTGCTTCCAAGCGTCCTTGCTTGCGGCCTTAGTCTTCGTTGTGGGGGATGATTCTGTCAATTTGTGTGTCCTCCTTTGGACTGTCAATGTTTTCGTCTGCTGTCTCGTCGAGTGCTTCCAACAAGCGTGCAGACAACTTTCTTAGTACATTAGCGCGCCGCGTGACGCGGTTCGCTTCCTCCCGAACCAGCACTGCCAGTTCGTGAATTTCTTTGTCCATGCGCTACTCCGATCAGGTGGCTTCTTGATTCTTCACTTCGCACGAGATGACGCCGGAGGCGTTGCGCTGTGCGACGGCGCGGACATCCACAGTAATAGGATCGCCGCCCGGATCAGGCTCGACCGGGAACTCCTGATAGGCGATCTGCGGGAAGTCAAACTCGATAGCGTTGTTGGCGCCCTTCGAGAAGACAAAGTTAGCGTCCGTGGTAGCCAGCGTGCTCGACTGAGCGGTGCCGCTGGTGCTGCCGTAGTTGAAGCGGTTGTACTCGTCCAGCGTCTCAAAGATCAGCGTGAAGCCGAGCGAAACCTCGCGCAGCCCCTCAACGACATCGTAAGGCTTGGCATCGTCGGTCTGCTGCATCGACACGTTGTTGGAGATGGTGCACTCGAACGAGCCAACAAGTGCCGTGCTGCCGCTCGCCAAAGTTACAGCGGCCTCGTTGAAGTTGTACACGGCGTCGGAAGCGGTAGTCGCAATCGAAGCGGGCTGAGAGGTCAGACGAACGGCGTTGCGGCCCATAATGTTGAGCGACGCGGTGAGCGGCTGCCCGGCCTCGGCCGAAATCGTGACCTCGGAAACCTTGCAGTCCTCGAAGCGCTCATAAAGCGTGTCGCCAATCTCACGATAGAAGGTGTAGTAAGGAAGCGCACTGGCCGGAGTAATAGTGTGCGTGTAGTTGGTCGTGCCCGTGCTTGAGATGGTGCCCAGTACGGACTCAAGAATGTGATGAATGTTCGAGTCACGCACATACACTTCTGGCGTGCCCTCAACCGAGAAGTTCTGGACGTAAGCAACGCCCTGATCACGGCTGGAATCAGTCTCAGACAGGTTCTCTACCGAACGGACGGGGCCGATGGAGCCGCCGGAGAACGGAAGAACATCCCAAGTGGATGCAGTAGAGTTGGCAGTGCCCTTGCCGGACTGCTTGCCAATACCAAAAAGTGCGTCATTTCCGCGAAGTCCACCCATTTACGAACCTACCTTAACAGCCGGAGAGGCAGACAGGGCTGAAGCGGTCTGCTGAGAAACGGTCTTGCCAGCAGCAGAAATCTCCACACGGCCGTCAGAATCGGCGTCTGCCGGGTCCACGCCTACAACAGAGACGAAAACCGAGCCATCAGCAGCAAAATCAGGGTTGAGAGAGACCTTTACGCCTTCCTTCGACGCGGCCTTCTTGGGCTTATCTTCGGCCTTTACAGCCTTTGCTTCATCGGACATTACCCCTTAGAATATCGTGCGGTGTGCCAGTCTAGCCGGGGAAAGAAGCCAGATTATTGCCGTGGCCCTCGATTTGAGCCTCAAGACGGGACTTGTTTCCAGTCGGATCGTCCGGGTAGTCAATCCGAGTAAGCCGCAGGAACCACATCTCGCCGGTGTTTCCGCTCGATTGCGTCTGAAAGGCGCTGCGCAGACGGTCGCCGTAGTCCTCGATCACGCCGGGATCAACTTGAATGGTCTCGTCCGGCTCGGCATCGTAAGCCATATAAATCTGAAGCACGACAGGCACGACCAACTCGATTACGCGCCCCGGACGCTCGTATTCGGCCTCTGGATAGACCGCCGCGACCGTCTCGCCTTCTTTTCCGGCAGCACGGGTCAATTTGTCGTTCGTCACGATTAGACCTTCGGCTGAGAACTCGTCCTCAACGATGTCGATTACGCGCTGCCGAACTGCTGTAGCCGCTGATGCCATCAGACTCTCAACTCCTGAAAGATAACCTCGCCAATTTCTTCTTCGTGTTCTCTAATAGCGCCTTGCACGTAGCCGTTGTACGCTCCTATATGGCCGGGATGCGTCACATAGCCCTTTGGCGAGTAGCCGCCGGACCACTGATAACGCGCAGGGTAGCCGTATCCGCCCTCTCTTGGAACGCGAGGAATAGGATAATTTCTTTTGCCTTTGCCTTCGTTCAACAGGACGGCGTGCGGAGCGCCAAAGCCGACACTTATCGCGGCGCTGGTATCGCCCGCTCCAATGACTCGTACCGACCGAAGCATTGAGCCGGTCCTAGTGTTGAACTCGCTCTGCATGGCGGAGCGTATTGCGGCTGCGCCCATTTCTGCGCCAACTACAGCCGCTTTTTGCGTCTTGCCCTCCAGTTCTGTGAGAAAGCGCTTAGTGCCTTCTTCTTGGCGCTGGCGCATCGGGATATAAATATCAACTTCGCCTTGCTCCAGATCAAAAGCACGGGAAAGGGCACGAGCCACAGCCTCGTTTCTACGTCGCGTCAGCCAACTCTTCTTGCCCGCCGCTACTCGAACTGGGTCTTTCTTGCGGGCAGCCATTACAAGTTGATGCGGCGATACGGCTCAAGAATCGAACGAGCGTTGAACGGAACCGCCTCCATCGTAGCCGAGTTGATGACTGGCGGAATGTAGTAACTTTCCGAAACCTCAGCAACGGACTTCGATGACAGCGATCCGTAAGGATTGTCCGTCTCGACTTCGAAACTGGCGGCGGTCCAGATGATCGCTCGCTTGACATCCGAAGGCACTGATCCCCAGCCCCAGTCAGCATTGACCGTGACCTCAGTTCCGAGGGTGTTGGACAGCGAGGTGCCGAAGATGTCCTCGTTGCGCTCGAAACCCATCTCGACCGAGGTGAGGTACGAGGTTTCCAACTGAATGTAAGTGTAGATGCCGTGCGCGGCCGACGGGCCTTCGCTCCGCTCTTCCCAACTGGCGATGCCCAGCCCGGTCACGTCATTTATCACTGTGCAGTCATCGATCTCAAGAAACAGGCTGCCGGGTTCGAGCCAGAAAGTGCGGTCGGCTACCGACGTACCAGCAACGCCTGCCGTGGCCGTAGAAACGCTTACAGCGGGGCTGGTGCCGCCTGTGAGGGTATCCGCGCCGGTTATAGTCGGCACGTTCTGAGAGCCAAGTTCTCCAATGAACGTGACCGTCCACGGCCCTCCAGCGCTCCCTGTGACCGTGATCGCGCCAGCGGCAATAGTGCTCAGGTTCTCCAACTTGCCGAGGACCGTCGCGGCTGAGGCGTTGTGCTGAATGTTGCTGGTCGTCTGCTCGTTAAACGTCAGCGTGAAGTGCCCGCCAGTCGGATTGCCGGTCAGCGAGACGGTCTGTACCTCGTTCACGCCTCCTACAAGGGTCTTCGTAAAGTCGCGCTGCGTGAAGTTGACGACAGCCTGCTCTGCGGCGGACAGGGCCGCGTCGTGCTTGGCGTCATCGACCGTGCCTGTAATGCCAAGCGCGGTCTTGTACTCGTCGAGTGTTACTAGTTGCGACACAAGTACAGGATAGCGTCGAGCGCGCCGCCCCTACACGCGCCCGACAGAGTTTGCAGGAACTCAGGGGCAGACTTTATGAGGCTAGGGAGATCAGCCAGCCTTGTAACCGGCGGTGACGGTGGCGATGGTGACGCCCGGCGTGGTGCCGCCAGTGAGGGAGGAAGTCGCAGTCATTGCGGCTACGTTGGTAGCGGCAAGTTCCCCGATGAAGGTGACGGTGTAAGGACCGCCAGCCGAGCCGGTGACTGAGACATTTGCTCCGTCGATGCTGTCGATGGCGCGCAGTGCGCTCTGGACAGTCGAAGCAGCAGCATTGTGGTTGATGGCGGCAGTCGTGTCGCCGTCGAAGGTGAGGGTGAAGGTTCCGCCAGTGGGCGAGCCGGTGATGGTGACAGACTGAACCTCGTCGGTATCGACCGTCTGATCGGGGTTAATCGCCGTGGTGGGATCGTCCGCATCGTGAACAGCCAGCGGATCGAGGCCCGTAGCGTCAGCAGTGGGGTACACGTCGCCGTCAGGAATCTGCACAGCGTCAGCGGCGGTCGGGTCAGTTACGACAGTGCTCAGGTGCGCTGCTACAACCTTGCCGGTTTCCGCATCAACAACAACTTCCTTTGTGATCGGCTTATCTGTGAGTGAGCGTGTGTTTCCCATATCAGTATCCTACCTTATCCGTTGGCAAGTCCCGATCCGCCGATGACATAAAATGCCTTCGGGTAACGGGCGGCCGTGAATCCTACCGCGTCCTCGGCGCGGAAGATGGTTGCGTTGGTAGTGAAGTAAACGTGCTCGGAAGCGTCGAGGCTAAGTCCGGCGTGATCAAGGATCAGACCCTCGGAGAAGTTTCCGACGATGACGCGGCTCTCGTTGTCGTTGTCACCGAGGTTGGTCGGGACGTTCCGGGTCGTGATGACCGGGAGGCCGAAGAGGCTGCCGCGAGGACCGTTGTAACCCGGAATCGGATCAACGCTGTCGCGGGTCTGGGGCTTGCCGACGTAGTACTCAGCAGTTGCGTCAGCCTTACGCTCCTTGACGATGCGGCCCCAAGTGCGCGGGTGCATCAGGATTGCGTTCGGTGCGCCGTAGTACTCGGTGTGAATGGCGGTGATGCCGTCCACGATCTCGTCGAGCAGATCAGCAACGTCACTGGAGGTCAGGAGAGAAGCGGAGTTGGACTGGACGCCGGGGGTGTTCAGGATTCCCGTAGGCTGGCCGTTGCCGGAACCGCTGATGAAGGCGATCTCCTCAAGGGCCGCGAGACGCTTCGCAAGGTCTTCATAAACAAGGCGGTCAACCGAAGGCTGGCTGTTCCTGAGCAACTGGTTCGTGACGACCGACATACCGGCCTTCCAGAAGGTGTTGACAGAAATCTCACCGAAGGTCATGTCGGACTCAGGCTTGTCAGCCAGTTCCGCGACCCAGCCTGCGCTCAGTCCGCCGGTGATGGCGGCGATGCGGAGCGTGTCGGACGATACCGGCACACGGCTGAAGAGTGGGCGAAGGACGTTAGCCTGCTCGCGGATGGTGAGCAGTTCGCTCGAAACCTGCGGCGGGACCAGATAGCCACCAGCGGAGCCGCTGGATTGCGTCATGGTCTTAGCGGACATCGCCTCGGCCCAACGGGCGGTTGCGGCGGCGTCGTTCTTGGTCAGAGACTTGTGTGCGTCTGCGAAGAAGGAAGGATTGTCGGAGTCGTCGGTCCACGGAGACTCGTCAGAGTCAGCGGACTCGCCTGCGCCAAGCGCGAAGTCGGAGTGAGGCTCACGAGCGGCGCTGATCGCGTCACGAAGAGTAGTGACCTCAGAAGTCAGGCTCTTAACCTGCGCCTTCTGAATCTCCTCGTCACGAGCGGCGGTGAGAGTCTTAACCTGCTCGTCAATGCCCTCGATCTGCTCGGTCAGCGACTTGACGGACTCGCCATCATGGTCGTCGGCCTCAAGGCGCTCGGAAAGTTCAGTTGCCCGCTCGGTCAGTTCCTCGAACTGGGGGCCGAAACGGTCATCGATCTGCTTGATAAGGTCGGAATCCATTTGCATAAAGAATCTAATCAGGTCGCGTGACAAAAACGCAGGAACCTAGCCCCTCCGGCAAGTTTGATTTGAAGAAGCGGACTTTGAGGTTGCGCCAGCGTAAGTGAAGGTGCCTGAGAAGCGCCACTTACGGGTCGCACACCGGGCCTTAACGTAGTGCTGCACCTTGCCCTTGTACTTCCAAGAGCGCTGCACCTTTGTCTGGAACTCGATGATAGCGCTACTGAGTGGCAGCGTCGGGATACTGACATCGAGCACCTTGCCGAACCCGCTTCGTCCAGAGGGCTTCAGCACGCCGGTCAGCACCGTGCCAAGCGCGACAGCGTTAGTGTAGGAGAAGAGACGCAAGACAGGACGCCCGTTAACTGGCGGGCCGTTGAAGGCAGTGATCTCTGCGTCCAGCACTGTCTCGGTAAAGCCGGCCAGCGCTACCTTTGCTGCGCCAGTTCCGACAATCGAGTTCGGACAGGCTGCGCGGGCGAGTGCTGTGTTCAATCCATCAATCGCGGCGCGGCAGACCGGCAAGCCAGCGGCGGTGAACACAAAGTCATCATCAAAGTAAATCTGAGCGCGAGTGGCCGGGAAAATTTGAGCGCCCGGAGCATCTGGCCCGGTTGCGGTAATCACGTTAAGCGATGCGGCGGTGTAAGTCTTCGCCGGGTGCTTGATCGGCGCGGCTGTCGCCGAGACCGTCTGTGTGTTGGCTCCGGCTGAAGACGGAAAAGCCAAGAATCCAATAATTGCTATGGTTGAGATCAGTCGTTTCACTTGTACGCTCCTTGTCTTTCTAGTTCGGCCTTTCGGCGGCGGGCTTTCGCGGCAATGGCTTGTGCGGCGGCGCGGGTCTTAGGTACTGGCTCGCCCCAAGCCGCAGCAGTTAGAGCAAGTCTAGTCGGTTCGCCGTTCTTTCCAATCATCGGCCCGGACGGGTTTGTGTAGAACCGCAGCGCCCATGAAATCCAGCGCTTCTTGTCTGCGACCGATGCCTTCGAGTAATTCTTTACACCGGGTCGGATGTTCTGGCCCTGCGCTTTAAGCGAGGCCCGGCCCTTACTATTTAGACCGCCTTTTGGGTTCTGCCCTTCTTTCCGCTGCCACGTCTCAGATTTTTCTGTCTGACGGGGTTTGCAGTTGACGCACTCGCAGTCAATGCAATCGCAGTTAGCGCAATCGGCGCAGTCGCACTGGCTACAGCCGGTCAGGGACTTCGAGCGGTAGTTCTCGCACTGCTTGGCAAAGGTGTCCAACTTGCGCTGTGCGCGAGCGACGGCTTCAGCCGAGGCGCCCTTCACTTGCGAGATGCGAGCGCGAGCGTTTGCCACAGCGCGGCAGTTGAGAGTTCCGTCCGGCTCACGAACGGGCAGGCCGTAGCGCTGCTTGCCCTCACCGGCATCGGGGCCACGGTCGAGGACACAAGCGCGCTTCCACTGAGCATCGTCGTAGCCAGCCGACGAGCCGGACCACGGCTGATCGGTGAAGTCGCCCATCGACTTCTTAGAAGGCAGGACGGGGCGGAGGTCTTCGGCCGAGGGCTTGCCGCCAGCGGCGCGGGCCACTTCGACGACTGCCCTCAACAGCGCTGGCAAATCCTCTCGGCCCTTGTAAGTCATGTCATCAACCGACTCGTCCCACTCGCTCTGCCACTCAATCGAGGCGAACAGTTCGGCCAGCATCTCGGCGTCCCCGGCCTGCGCGACCATTCCAACTCGATCCAGCAGCGCAGCCAGCATACCTTCGTCAACCTCGTACTCGTCTTCCTCGTGCATCGCCTTCGACGCAACCTCAAGGCGGTCGTAGGCGGCATGAAGGTCGGCTACCTTCTCTGCGAAGTAGTTGAGCGCTTCGGCTGTCTCGTCGGAGACCTCTTCGATCTCACCGGCCGCGATGTCCTCTGCGGCGGCTTCAAACGACTTCTGCGCCACAGCGAACAGCGCGCCGGGCTGGACTGGCACGGGAGTTACGGAAATCTCTGCGAGGTCGATGGTGCCGATGCGCGGGCCGTTCTTTGTGATGGTCACGCGAGACAAGCCGCGAACCGACAAGCCCTTCATCATGCCGCGCCTTACCTTATCGACGACATCCTCAGCCCAAGTCCCAGCCTGTGCTTTTGCGATGCGAGCGCGTGTCCACAGACCACGCTCAGGGTCCACGCGCAGTTCTTCGATAACGCCCAACTGTCGCTTATTGTCGTGCTCGAAAAGAAGCGGAATCTCTGCACGGGTCGCCTTCTCGCAAGCGTCGTCGAACGCTCCCGGTAGAAAAGCCTCACCCTGTCGGTCAACCTCGAAATCTGCGGCATACCCTTCAATGATGACATCGCCTTCGTCGGTAGTGACCGATTTCTCGGTCGGAATCAGAACATCGAGTTCAAAAGGTGCGTTTGCATCCATACTTACAGATTACGCTAACGGGTGACGCGAGCCGCGACTTCAAACCCGCTGCCCACGGCCCAGACAACCAGAGAAGCAATCATCTGATCAGAGATCGCTAGGATCACAGCAAGCAGAAGAATCAGAGGTGCCAGTGGCGACTTCATACAGCGTCACTAGGGCGCAGAGCGCCCGAAAAATAGGTTCCGAGGTCCAAAGGGGTCAGCCTCCAAAGCGCGGGAAGTTGTAAGCCATGTCGTCAATCGCACACACGATGCACTCGCCAATCTCTCCGGCGTCCCGGCCCGGCAACTTTCCAGAGGCGTATGGGATGCCAACACGCGAGGTCGATCCGCAGCCGGTTGTGTACGTAGTCTGCATCCCCGGCACCGGGGTCATCAACTCTTTGGCTACGGGCGTGCGTTGTGGGGCGAGTTCGGTCGGTCTGCATGGTTCCGGGTAGAATGAGGCTCCTTCCGCTTTTGCGGCTTTTCCAAACCGCTTTAACTGGTTTGCGAGTTCGTGCTGAACGGCCATGCCGCCAGTCTATCAACCGCGAGGGAGAGAGCGCCGGTATCCCTTGACGCGCACAGGCTTCTTGCCCGTGTTCGAGCCGCGAGGGGTGCGAGTGTGACCCTTGACACGTACCGCGCCGCCGGAGCCTCCCGTCTTGTTGCGCTTACCGCGCTGAGTCTTCTTTCGTGCCATCTGCGATAGCCTCCTTCAGTTCGTCGTGTTTATCGGTCAAAGACTTCTGCACCGCCTGCGCCGGGTTCACGGCCGCCGCGCCTTCGGGAATCGAGCCGTCGGCCGGGAAAGCCGCTGTGTTTTCCGGGTTCGCCGGGCGTCCCGCCTCTGAGCCTATAGGCTGATCCACTATACCGCCGCGCTGCTGGCCGGTGCCGGGAAGGTTCAAGATGACATCATCGATGTCGGACCACTCCTGCTTCTGGACCGCCAGCGGCTCAAGTCCTACCTGTGCCCGGATGTCCTTGACCTGCACGCCGGGCAGAGTCGCCATCGATGCGGCGAGGTCGAGCCGATCCTCGATGGGCATGACGTACTCGTGGTCGATTACGAAGTCGAGTCCCCAAGCCTGCGTGAGATGCTTCGAGACCTGCGACTGAATACGATTGAGGAACGGGCGCATCGTCTTGTTGTCGAAGATGCGCTGCGATTCGCGCACTGCCTGTCTGTCTGCGGAGCCGACTTCGCCCAGCAGAGGCAGCGGCACCCTGAAGGCGTCAGCGATGCGCTGCTTGGAGATGTTCGTGAGTTCCACGAACTGAGCCTCGGCCGCGTTGCCGGAGATCGGACGGAACTTCAGACCGCGCTCCAGCATCGCCACCTTGTAGGCGTTGTCTTGGCCGGAGTAGAGTTGCGAGAACTGACGCTTAATCTTGACCCACGTGGACGGCGGAATGGATCGGTCGGACTCCAGCACCCCTGACAGTCGCGTGGACTGCTCGTAGTACTGGGCGACTGACTCCGTGAGAGCGAGTTCGATGTCGTACATGCGCGGGTTGCCAGCGATGATGCTCATGCCCCTCCACGGGTCGTGGGGGTTCGGCTGCTTGACGTGGACGATGTGCTCCGGCTTGAGGCGCACCGGCTCGCCGGTCCTGCCCGGAGCCTGATAGACGTAGGCTTCCGGGTAGTCGTTCTCGTTCAACTCGATCTCGACGAGCGCCGGGCTGAGGCGATAAAGCGCCAGCGGCTTGCCTGTCTCGATCTCAGGCCGGAACTTCAGCCACATGAACTCCCCCGCAACCAGAAGGTCGATCACTGACAACTCCATCAGTTCGGTGTAGTCCATGAAAGGGTTAGGATTCGCCAGAAGGTTCACGAGGTCGTCTGGAGCCGCAGACGCATTATCGTACTTATTGAGAGCAGCGCGGGGGGCTACGACTTCATCGCCACGGCGAAAGTAGTAATCCGCATTTGATGCAGTGCTGGCATACAAAGAGGTGCAGTCCATCACCCAGTCGATTGCGTCCTTGCCGCCGTAGGCTTCAAGGTGACGCTGGGCCGTGCGTCCGGCGAGTCTGCGGCCACGCAGGGTGCCCCCGCCGATGGCGAAATCTGGAGTGGGCTGGTTTGTCGGCGGCAGGGCTTTTCGAGCCTCCGAACCAGTGATCAAGTCTTTAAAAGATGCCATCGCCAAAAGTCTATCGCGGCGTCCGACTTTGTTGTTGTCGTCCGTGAAACAAGGCGGTTTTTATTACACAGGGGGTCTATATAGACCCCCAGTGTGTAATAAACCGCAAATCGGCTTTTTAAGCCAAATCTGTTCTGGGTCTTATAACCCATTTATAGGCCCGTGAAACGCTCTCGTTTCTCGGCCGGTGAGTCTTTCGGCTGGCCGTCCGCTAGTATTCGACAGGTGGATTTGACCCAAGACATAACAAACGCACATCAAACAGCCGAGCAGGCCCGTCTGACCCGTGAGGACTTGCGGAAGACCTACAAGCCCGGCACGAAGGATCGAGAGAGGATCATCGAGAAGACCCTGCGAACCATCGATGAAGCGATGCGGCCGATCAGGTCGGCCATCGGCAAGATCGCATGGGGGCAGACCGAGTTCGAAGACGAACTCCGCGCCGCGAGCGCCGCGCTCCAGTACGAGCGCAAGCAGTTGAAGAAGATGCGCCGCTGATGTTCTTGCTGGTGCTGTTGGCCGGAATGGTCTGGGCGGTCTGGGTGATGTGCGTCAGCGTTGTTGCTGTCGTTCTCTTCTTGGTCGAACTTGCCATGACCGGCTTGCTCGCTTTGTCGAAGCAGATCGATGATCGGAGCCTTTCGTGATTACCGAACTGCTCCTGACTTTCCTTGCCGTCGTGGTGTACTTGTCGATGCTTGTCCTGATCGCCGGACCTCCTCGCAGATGAACGAGTGGGTTCTAGTTGTCGTTGTGATGGCGGTGTACTTCGCCATCCTACTCTGGCCTTTCCGCCGCTAACCCCGCGACCCCGCAGGGTCGTTTCCTCCTAAGCCAGTAACCCCGCAGCCCCGCCTCGTGGTGGGTTACTTGGCGTCCGCCAACTCTGCTAGGGAGCAGGGTCTATTAGGCCACCTGTGAAATATGGTTTCTCGTTGTCACTGGTAGCGCATACCTGAATTTTTTCGTCCCCGGATTTCCGATTTACAGGCACGCCAGAAGCCCTGTAAGCCATTCTGACGGGGTGGAATCTCCCCGCAGTCCCACCCTACCCGAAACCCCTTCGACCCCGCAGAACGGCGCTGAGGGCGTCTCAGGGGTAGTCGCGCTCAGGCGTGATTAGGCGTGAGAGGAGAGCGGGATTGTGGGGGCGCGTGCGGCGTTGGAAGGGGTGCCGGAAGGGGAATACCCGCGCCAGACCTTTCACCCCGCGACACGGCGTTACAGGGCGTCTCAGGGGCAAGTCACCCCGCCACGCCTGAGAGTCCTGTATGTCACACATCGGGAAGGCCGGACCCCTTAGCACATCTGACCCCCTCTGATGTGTGAGATTGGTCACACAAGCGATGTGTGACCAATTGGCACACATAGGCCGCCTCTGATGCGCTAGGTTTGTCTGGTCTCACGGCAAGTCGGCCCGGCGTCACCCGCCCCCCGGCCCCGTCAGACCGCCGGGCCACATACCCGCCCGGCGCAGGGTCACGAAGACCCGGCGGCATTTGTGACCGTCAGCACGGCGCCCCGTGAGAATCTGTCAGAGCGGCGCCGACGGGACCGACACCTTGTGAGGTCGGCCCGCCCCCGGATAGCGGGGGGCCGGACGGGGGCCAACACCCCCCGACCCCGGCGACTGACGGAAGGCCACCCGCCACCTGCCCGATGGGGCGCCCGATGGGGCAGACGGTGGCGGCAGAGTCAGCCCGAACACGCCCGCTACACCCGGACCACCAACGGCCCCGCGCCCCCGTCCGGCACTGGCAAACCTAATTTCTCCCCCTTCACATAGGGGCCGCGCATTGGGCGCAGGGACTGGTGTCCCGGTCGGGTTCGATTCCCGGCGGTCTCTCTCCCCATTAGGGGGCACTGAAAACAGATGAAGGGAGAAACACAATGATGACGCGGAAGAATTACTACGCCCTAGCCGATGCCATTGGCGCCGGAACCGCCCTAGACGGGGCGGCCCGTGACGCCGTGGTGTTGGAGGTGTCGAAGGTGTTCGCGGCGGATAATCCCCGGTTTGACCGGGCAAAGTTCGCGGACGCCGTCGAAGAGTTCGCGGCGTATTTCTGCAAGTTGGAAGGCGTCGAACTGTCACCGCTCCCCCCGGAAGATTTCCGGCGGCGCAGGTAGCAGACCGACCCGCCGGGGGTTCGATTCCCCCGGCAGGTCTTCCCCATTAGGGGGCACTGAAAACAGATGAAGGGAGAAAACAAATGACTGAGACGATTCAGAAATGGGCGTCAGAGTTGGAAATTGGTGACCTGTTGGTAGTTGATGCCAACGGCGCCAACGGGGCCGCCGTAGTTGAGGAGGTCATAGACCTCATGCCCGCGATGGTCCGGGGCGGTCTAGGGGTGGCGGTCTTTACAGAGACCGACACCGACCCGGCCCCCCTGCCGATGACTTTCTGCGATTCGGTCACGGTGGCGTTGGACGCGTAACCGGCCCGCCGGGGGTTCGATTCCCCCGGCAGGTCTTCCCCATTAGGGGGCACTGAAAACAGATGAAGGGAGAAAACAGATGACCGAAACGGACAAGTGGATTGTGGTGATGTCGGAAACCGGGCGCCCCCCGGTGGCGGCAAATCCTAACGGCTACACCCGCGAAACCGCCGAAAAAATCGCGGGGCGTCCGTATGTGATGCCCCGCCGGGCGGTTCCGGCCCGCGTCACCGGCGGCACGCCCGCCAACTGACCGGCCCGCCGGGGGTTCGATTCCCCCGGCAGGTCTTCCCCATTAGGGGACACTGAAAACAGATGAAGGGAGAAAACAGATGAACTATCCATTGGCGCAAATGACCATGCCCTATGAAACCGCACGGCAGGCAATTCGGGAATTGCGCAGATTCGCGGCGGCGGCGTTCGATGACGGGCGCCACGCGGATGGCGTCAGAATCGCGTCGGTCGCTTACAGGTTGGAAAAGTCCCGCGAATATGGCGTTCCCCTGCGAACACACTATTCGCAACTTGCCGAACTGGACGCGGCAGACGCCCGTCAGTTTGCCACGGACGGCAAGACCGGGTTCGATTGGTAAGAGACTGGCCCGCCGGGGGTTCGATTCCCCCGGCAGGTCTTCCCCATTAGGGGGCACTGAAAACAGATGAAGGGAGAAACACAATGACATTGGAAGAGTTGCCGCGAACTATGACCGACCGACAGCGGGGCATACAGGTCAGAGAGACCCGCCCGAACTATGACCGCGATTCATACAATCGCGGATGGCGGTCTTCATTGGATGCCACCGTTGGCCTGCCGTTGGAACTGGCAGATGCCCGTGGTGAATGTTCCGAATGGTATGACGGCTACACCGACGCCGCCACCGGGCGGCAGAAATGGCACATCCCGCTTTGCCTTCACCATCACAATGGTGAAGGCGGGTGTGGATACGCCTGACCTATCTGGCCCGCCGGGGGTTCGATTCCCCCGGCAGGTCTTCCCCATTAGGGGACACTGAAAACAGATGAAGGGAGAAACACAATGACAGACGAAACACGGACCAAAGTTCGCGGCGCCGTTCAGCGGTTCGCGGATGACATCATCGAATTGGTGATAGCAGACGCGGCCCCCGATCTAGGTGTCTCACCAACTAATCTGGTCGAAGACCTGAACTATGTGGTGCAGATTCTGGACGGGTTGGATGTTCCCACTGACATATCCGATTTCGATGTAGAGACGGATGTCGATGTGGATGTTCAGAGTTCGCACGCTAGTTATGACGGGTGCGGCGGCGTGGATGTGGAAATGTCGGTATCAGTGGATGCCAATATCACTGACCTAAACAGTTCCTGCGATGACCTATCCGAAATTGCCGACGAAATCGAAACGGCACGGAACGCCATTTCGGGGATTGTCGCAAGTCTGCCGGACCCGGAATACGGGACCGACTGACCTATCTGGCCCGCCGGGGGTTCGATTCCCCCGGCAGGTCTTCCCCATTAGGGGACACTGAAAACAGATGAAGGGAGAAAACAGATGACCCGAACTATCCAAGTAGAAATGGAACTGTCCGATGAACTACTGACCAACGCGATTGTATGCGCGGTCGAAGGCGGAACAGGATACTGGGCAAAGGTCAGCGGATACGACTGGTCAGAGAATGGTCAGTTTGCGGTGGCCTATCTTCATGAGATGGATGCCTACACTGACGAAATCCCCGAACAGGGCCAACGGTTCGGTTTGGATGAAGCGGCAACTGGTATTACCCGGATAATGTCCGGGCAGGTGCCGGTGGCCGATTACATAGTCGGATACATCCGGCGGGCAATAACAGAAAGTGACCCCGGACATATCGATTGTGAAGCGGCCGATGTAATCGCGCAAGCGGCTATACTAGGCGAGTTGCGATACGGCTAACTGGCCCGCCGGGGGTTCGATTCCCCCGGCAGGTCTTCCCCATTAGGGGACACTGAAAACAGATGAAGGGAGAAAACAGATGCTCACCAGCACACAATGTAAGGTAGTGGCCTATATGTCAGAGGGCGGGTTTTATTGCCCGCCGTGCGCGGCAAAGGCGCATGGAATCGAAGACCCGCGAACACAAACGGGTTACCGGCTAACGGGTCGGGAAACTGACCTAACGCCGATCATCTCATATGAGATGGATTCCTATGAATCCGAAATCGCATATGAATATGAGATGAACGGTGAAAGTGAAACCGACGCGGCAGAAATGGCCCGGACTACTTGCGAAGAGTGTCACGGTGATATCACCGACTACTGACCTATCTGGCCCGCCGGGGGTTCGATTCCCCCGGCAGGTCTTCCCCATTAGGGGACACTGAAAACAGATGAAGGGAGAAAACAGATGAACTATTACATCAGCCGTTACAGCATCACCCGCGAATATGGCGGTCCAGAGGAAGGCGGATGGTGGTGGGACCGTTCGGTGTTTGAGGAAGTTATTGCCACCTGCGACAGCGAAGACCGGGCGCAGTTTGTAGTCCAAACGCTGAACGCGGCGGAAAAGACCGACCAAGAAGAGCGGGCAGGTGGACACCGCCCCGCCGGGCGATTCTCAGTGAATGGCGGCGCGGACACCCGGTATTTCTGGGAAGATTCACCGCGTCAGATGGAAGACACCGAAACGCCTACATGGTGCTAACCGGCCCGCCGGGGGTTCGATTCCCCCGGCAGGTCTTCCCCATT